TTGATTATCAGGCTCAAAAATATATAGCTAAACAAGCATACAATGACTTGATAAATGTATGCGGCTACACTGCTGAACAAGCGATGTGTTCCCTTACTTGCAATAACTTCGAGCAGTGCATTATCCGTTGCGACAACACTCAGACTGGTTACCAAGCTCAATAGCTTGTGCCATTTAAACAGCATTAAATCATTATAATAAATAAAAAAGGTACTCCCTAGCCTTTTGAAACCCTGCAGGGTAAATACTCGCAGGTTTCGAAGTCTGCGTGGAAAATAGAAAATGATTTCGTTTCGCATTTTAGTGCTACGAATAAAGGAGAAAAATGGAACTAGAAAATATTGAATATGTAGAAGTGGAAAAGCTAATTCCGTATGTGAATAATTCGAAAATTCATAGTGCTAAACAGGTTACTAAACTAGCATCATCAATGCAAGAATTTGGGTATATAAATCCGATTATTGTAAATAAAGATAACTCAATACTAGCGGGGCATGGAAGACTAGTTGCAGCAGAAAAAATAGGCTTGAAAAAAGTGCCGACAATAAAAGTATCCCATTTATCTAAAGCCCAGCAAAAAGCGTACCGTATAGCGGACAACAGAATTGCAGAAGATGCAGGGTGGGATGATGAGCTACTAGCGATCGAGCTAGAAGACCTAAAAAGCGAAATCGATACTAGCGTAACAGGCTTTGAAGATTCGGAAATCGAACGACTGCTAAACACGCTAGGGGAGGAGAAAGAATACTTGACTGATGTAGACACCTGCCCAGAATCTAATCTTGAGATAGTAAATAAGCATGGCGATGTTTGGCAGCTTGGAGATCATAAGCTTATATGTGGAGATAGTACTAATCAAGATGATTATAGAGCGTTGCTTGGGGATGAAAAAGTTGATTTGCTTATAACAGACCCACCATACAATGTGGATTACAATAAATCAGATAAAGGTAAAATTCTTAATGATAATATGAGTGATGCAGATTTTAAGAAATTTCTATCATCGGCTTTTATGGCAGTAAATGAACACTTAAAAAAGGGTGCGAGCTTTTATATTTGGTATAGCGATGCCGAAAGTATCAACTTTAGGCAGGCTATTTTAGCTGCAGATTGGAAGACATCAAATACACTCGTGTGGATCAAAAATACATTTGTGCTAAGTCGTAGTGACTATCAGCCAAAACATGAGCCGTGCTTGTTTGGTACGACAAGTGCTTATGAATATGACAACCAAAACTGTATTTATGGTTGGCGAAAAGGGCTTGCACATAGTTGGTATAGCGATAGAAAGCAGTCGACAATCCTAGAATTTGACAAGCCAAATATAAATAAAGAGCATCCAACGATGAAGCCAGTCGCATTATTTGAATATCAGATAAAAAACAGCACCAAAGCAGAGCAAATAATACTAGATATATTCGGTGGTAGTGGTACTACGATCATAGCTTGCGAAAAGGCAAATAGAAAAGCTCGTGTTATAGAGCTTGATCCCAAATACTGTGATGTGATAATTCGCAGGTGGCAAGAGTATACAGGACAAGAAGCGATAAATATTCAACAAGGAAAGAGCTTTAATAGCTTGGCGTAATATGAACAAGTATGTATCTGGTGACATCGTTTCTAAATTTCTCAAAGTATCTGAGAGACGAGTGCAGCAGTTGGTCAAAGAGGGCATCCTCACAAAAGTACGCAGGGGAGAATATCCACTGCTAGAAAATGTACATAGGTACATAGACTACATCGGTGCTAGGACAAGTCTAGATGATGACATTGATGATAACGAACTAAATGTATTATATAAAAAAGAAAAAGTAAGGCTCACCAAATATCAAGCTAATGAGCAGAAAGTAAAAGCTGATATCGCCGAAAAGAAAGTTATATCCGTTGCTATAGTTGAGACTGCACTAGCTAATTTGTTTGCATTAATACGAGGTAAGACGCTAAGCGTGCCTCAACGCGTAGAACTCGAGCTGCTTGGGGAGACTGATAGTGGGATATTTAATAAAGTATTAATTAGGGAATTAAAAGATGCTTTATTTGAGGTTCGTGACGGTGCGAAAGAGGTTGTTGACAAGATACTAGAATCGGATATAGAAGAAAATGAATGAAAATAGCTTTAGTAAAATGATTGATAAAAATATAGAACAGCATCTGCTAGCACCTGAAGACTTGACGATATCTGAATGGTCGGAGCGTAATGTGTTTTTACCGCCTGGTACATCTGCTCGCCCAGGTAAATGGAAAACCCTGCCATATCAGCATGGGATATTTGAAGCATTAGAAGACCCTAATGTGGAAAAGGTCAGTTTTATGGCAGGAGCTCAAACATCTAAAACAAGCATTGTAAATAATACAATCGGATACTATATAGCTCATGAACCGCAATCGCAGATTATGATGCAACCTACAGAAGGCGACTTGAAAACTTGGTTAGAGACTAAGTTTAATCCAATGGTTGATTATAGTGCAGGAGTGAAAGAGACCTTAGCAAAACCACGAGGTCGTGAGGGTGTAAATAATCAAAAGATGAAATCTTATAAGGGTGGTTTTTTGATGTTTGCATGGTCAGGTTCTCCAACTACTATGCGAGGTCGTTCCGCACCGAAAATATACCTAGATGAAGTTGACGGCTATGAGAAAAGTAGTGAGGGACACCCAGTTAATCTACTAAGTCAGCGTGCTGCAACATTTGGCAAGAAGCGAAAAGTAGTACTTACAAGTACGCCAACTATAAAAGGTATTTCATTTATAGAAATGAGCTATGAGCAGGGCGATAGAAGGAAGTACTTTGTTCCTTGTCCGCATTGCGATCATTATCAAACTCTAGTTTGGAAAAATGTGAAATGGCAAAAAGATGAAAATAAAAAGAATTTACCTAAAACAGCAATGTATTTTTGTGAAAATTGCGGTGCGGGTATAAATTCTGGGCAAAAAATTAGCATGGTTAGAAAAGGGGAGTGGCGTGCGTCAATGCCTTTCGATGGTCATGCAAGCTTCCATTTGAACGAACTATATAGCCCTTTTAGAAGTTTTGAGGATATCGCTCGCTCATTTATCGATAAATACAACACTAATGATATGCAGAGTTTTGTGAATTTATCTCTCGCTGAAACATGGGAAGAGACAGGCGAGACTGCCGATCCCAACTCGTTACTTTCCCGCGTTGAAACTTGGGATAAATTGCCCGATAACTGCTTTTTTATTACTGCAGGTATCGATATACAGCTTGATAGGATTGAGGTGCAGATTATTGGTTGGGGGGTTGGTGAGGAAAGTTGGGTTTTAGGTTATCGGATATTGACAGGTAATACCGATGAACCACAAGTTTGGAATGATTTAAGTTTGCTTTTAGATACTACAACCTTTACTCATGAAACTGGGAGAAAATTACGCATAGAGTCCGCTTGTCTTGATACAGGCGGTAGTGGGAATATGACATCAAGAGCTTATGAGTATATAAGAAGTCGCCCAAGTGGTAAGCCGTATGCGATCAAAGGAAAGGGTGGAGATGTTCCTCTTTATTCAAAGCCGACACTAAAACTAGAAAAAGGTAAACGAAAATTTAGTCTTTATACGCTTGGAGTTGATGAGGGTAAAACTGTTTTATACAACAGGTTAAACAAAGATGAGGACAGTAATACAGTTGGAACTATACATTTCAATAAAAAAGTTTGTGATGATGTCTACTTTGCACAGCTTACAGCTGAGAAAAAGGTGATTAGATACTATAAAGGGTTCCGCCGATATGAATGGCACAATGTAGCAGCTGATAAGCGAAATGAAGCGTTAGATACTTTTATTTACGCATTAGCTGCTCTAAGAATAAAAAATGTAGATTTAGAAGCAATTTATACAAAGTTTATACAAAAAAAGGAAAAGAAAAAATGAAAAAAAACTATAAAAAAGGGACTAGTCTGTGTCTTCCGACACTTCGACTCCGTTCAGTGATCTTGCAGGGGAATATATTCTTGATAATGCTAGTTTGCTTATCATTGACAGGATGCGAAGCTTTAAAGGGTGCTATACCTGGTGTAGATATTGGTGATAAACAAAATCACAGTAGTAGCAGTACTAACAATGGCAACGGTGCAGGGCGAGATTTGAAAGCAAAGATAGCACTAAATAATGGCAATGACGAGTCATCTAGTTTTTATGATTCTAATGTCAAACAAGAACAAACTTCAACTGCTAATGATGTAGAGACTGGGCAGGGCAAAGTTCAGTCTGTGCTTGGCTCGTTAGATGATAACTCTAGTAACATTTCTAACACCAACACAGATACCAAAAATGATAATTCAGTCGTGAATAACTTTGACCTTAGTTATTTGATAGTTATAGTCGTTGGGCTTGTTGTATCGTGCTTGCTAATGGGTATAGTGTTTGGTCGACTGATACCAACTAAACAACAAAAGGTGACATATGATAAGCTCTTGGATATTATTTTAAATAAATAGGTTTGTCGTATGCACAAAAGTATTGACAATTTAATTAATTTTGATATAATATCTCTTATAGAAACAACAGGTTAGCAGATAGTGATAGAATTTGACCAAAACAAAAATCTGAAAAATATAGAAAAACATGGGTTAAATTTTGAAGATGCTGAGTTGGTTTTTACTAGTAGTTTAGTTTCATTTGTTGATGTAAGACATACAGATGAACCTAGATTTGTTGGTATAAATAAAGTAAAAGCTTATTATTTTGTCGTGGTATATGTTATT